ATTAGCCATGGCTATAGTAAACATTTTTAAAGCTCGTCTACCCGCAAACGTCGTGCCACTGGTGGCTGTTGCCATAGCCGTTGCGCTCAATATCGGGAGTGCTTTTTTGTTCGGTACAGACCCGTTGGCGGCCTTTAAAGATGCTTTTGTGGGGGCCGGTATAGTTGTTGGGCTGTTTGCCAGTAACGATACCCAGAGTGGCAGAGCAGCAGCCGCGACAGTGAACCCGGAAATTTCCGGACCAGAAGTAACAGATTAAAGTTAAACCCCTCCCAACGGAGGGGTTATTTTTTTATTCAGCCAGTATTTTTTCGATTGCCCTGTCTATCATTCGGCTCATTGGGGTTCCGGTAGCCGTGGATCGCTCCCTAAGTTTGGTCATTAACTCAGTGTCTATTGTTAAGCTGACTCTTTCCCTAGTGACTAGATCAGAGGGACTTGCTTCTTCCTGCTGCCCGAATTCGGCTTCATATTCTTCGGCGGTCAGATGTTCTTCTGCCCAATCTTGGGCTTCGCTGGCTGTCATGGGGATTAACTCGCGGCCGCCGTTGGTTTCGTTGCCGTGTGATACTGCATATTTACTCATTGGACCGCCTTCGCCCACAAGGAAGTAGGCCCCTTTGGTGTTCTTATAGAGGGTTTCGTCGCATGATCTGAAGTCGCTGCCATAAATGCCATTATCCCAACTGCCGATTAATTTAGATGTGGCTGTGTTATAGGTCCTGCCATTAATAATTTTTCTCATTATATATACCTTCTTTCAATTAATTTGGGCTTCATCCCACTACCGGCAGTTAAGCCGGTTTCGTCGTAATTTCAACGACTCGTTAGGGGATTTATTTAGTTCCGAAGGTTTGTAAATATTTTCTCTCGCCTGTGTCAGCATCTCTGATGTAAGTGCTATAAATTATCCCTGTGTAAGTCCAGCCTTCTTCCTTTAAGATTTTGGGGTAGATCTTGTTAAATTTCTTTTCGGCTGAATCAATATTTTGTGCATCGATACTGATTTCAATTTCGCCTGCGTCCCATGTCCCGACCTCACAGGTTCCGTTTGTCCCATGGACCTTATCAATTACGAATTCAAAGTTTTTCATTTTATTACCTCCTTTATTTACGCCGGATTGGCTCCGGCTGGCCTTATTAAATTAAGCTAAGTATAATAAGGGGTATTGACCGCCTCTACGAATAAACTTCTCAACGAACGCCAATGGTTTTAATTGTTCTCCAAATTTTTGATCTCCGTATTTTACTTGAGTGTACTTAATGAAAGTGTCTGCATGATCTTTTCTTTGTTCAACGCTTACCAGCGTTGCTTCTTCCAACCCTTCGGGTGTGACTATGAGAATTTTCCCTCCGACAATTGCGTTGCCGCCGTGTAAGATTTCGTGAGTTTCAGCAAGTTGCTTCATGTTGATATGTCTGTTTTTAATGTCTGCCATTTTTGTTTCCTCCTTTTTGTTTCCCTCTGTTGATATAATTATACATCAGTTTATGTATGATTGCAATAGGTAAATGAGATATTTTTATAATTTCTAGTCCTATTTTATTGTACTAATTTTAGACATAATTACAGCCCAGTCCTTAATCGGATTGGGCTGTTTTTTTGTGTTGTAGCAGAATCATCATCGAAATCATCAACTGAGCATTCTAATGCGCGAGCCAAAGCAAACATTGTTTCAAGCTTAGGATTTTTAGTTTCTCCATTAAGAATTTTATTTAGAGTTCCAATTGGCACTCCTGATAAGTGCACGATTCTCTCTGAGCTCAGTCCTTTTTGGCGCTTTAATTTATTAATTATTAAAGCTAATTCCATAATTATTACCCCCAAAGGTTATTTTTATTGACTTTAATATACAATATTATAACCGTTAAGGCAATAAAATATTAGCCGAGAATGGATAAAATTAACCGACAAAGGGTAAAAAAATGTAGAAAAAACTTGACATTAACCGTCAATGGATTTAATATATAAACATAGATAACCGTTAACGGTTAGAAGGGAGGTAAAGCAATATTGTTCAAAAATTTAGAAGCAGAAATGGTTAGGTACGGCGTATCAAATCAGGATTTAGCAGACTGTATTGGAGTTAACGAAAGAACGATGCGAAGTTTTCGTGCTTGCAGCTCAAAAATATCTTGGGAAGATGCTCAGAAAATAAGAAATAAATTTTTTCCGCAATTTAGGCTTGAGTATTTATTCCATATTACAAATGAAGAGATTGCAAGCTAAGAAAGGCAGGGGCTTAAATGCAATATCATACGATTGCCGAAGTCGCAAAAATGCTTAATATCTCAAAATCTACTATTTATCACAATGGCCCTGCCAGCTATGGCGGCATTAAAATTGGCGGGGCCTGGCGATTCCCAGCTGATAAAATCGGACTATCATTTGAGCCAAAACCAAAAATAAATACTGGCTATACAAGAAGGTTTGGGAAAAAGAAAAAAGCCGGTTAACCCTGGCTTACGCATGGGTAGAAAGCCAGGTGATCCACAACCACATCGAGATCCAGCGAGGGGAGGTGAAAACTCACGGATAGATTCATTAAGCCAGCCTGTGAAACATGTCGTTATGCTAAAATCCTTGGCGTTGGAACGGCAAACATCGAAGGCAAACGGATGAACTTTACGAACTGGGGCTGCTCGGTTCGGGAATGCGTCAAGGAAGATGAAAAGGAGGGGAATTAAATGGCTGAGTCCGTCGCCAATGCAGAGATCTCCCGGGAGATCTCAAGGCGAAATCTAAAGTGGAGCATCAATAACGAATGCAGGTCGTGTAAACGAATCCTGGACGGCTGCGACGGCCGGACCGGAGTGACGCCTTGTCTGGGGTACACCAAACATGAGAGGGGAGGAGAAGCAAGATGTTAAAAAATCGAGCCCGGCAGATCCTGCTAATGCTGAAAGTTAAAGCCCGGCAGACCCTACTCATGTCCACCCGGTTCAGACGTTATCTGACTGGTTGGCGGTCAAGACGAAGGGAAAAACGTAGGGTAGAACATCTTATTTCAGTGATATTCCGCGGTGGGATGATGCGAGTATGAGTAGGGTTAAGCCATGGCTCTAAATATATCCGAATTCTTACAAAAACAAAGCCTGCCCTACGAAATAAAGATAGTCCATGCCGAAATAAGGGCCCATGAGTTTAGGGATTGGGCCATTGAACATGGATATGATATTTGCGTCAGTATCGGTGGCCTTGACAGTATCGCGCTGTATTATTTCCTCAGATCCATAGGAATTAACCCTATACCAGCCTCGGTATCAGTCCTTGAAGACAAAAGCATCCAGGAAGTACACAAGCAAATCCCAGGAATGGTCTTTATTAAGCCATACAAAAGCAAGGTTCAGGTTATTCGTGAGCATGGTTTTCCAGTTGTAAGTAAGGAAAAGGCCCGTAAGATTGAGAACCTCCAGAAGCAGGATAATCCAAAACAAACCTTTATTCACGCAATAATGACCGGGGATATGGGGGAACAAGGCAAATTCCAGCACAGCAATAAGATCAAGCTTCCAGATAAATGGTTAAAGCTTTTTGGTGGCCTATATAACGAACATAGACCGGACCTAAGATGTCAGACTGCACCTTTCAAGGTATCGGCAGAGTGCTGCAAATGGATGAAAGAAAAGCCTGCTCAGGATTGGCAGAAGCAAAACAAAATGATTCCCTTCCTTGGACTTATGGCCTCCGAAGGCGGTCAGCGAGAATGGGGGCTCATAAGAAACGGTTGTAATTACTATGGGAAAACGACCATACGAAGTTGCCCTTTTGCCATATTTACCAGGCAGGATTTATTGCAACTTGCGCTTGATCTGAAAATACCAGTCCCAAAAATATACGGCGAAATTGTCCGGGATAAAGATGGATTGCTAAGAACAACGAGAGCCCAAAGAACCGGATGCAGCATGTGTGGCTTCGGAATCCATATTGAAAAACGTCCGCACAGGTTTGATAGGCTCCGGGAGGACAATCCAAAAGAATGGGAATTCTGGATGCACACAATGGGGTGGGGTGAGGTTTTGGACTATATCGGGATTGGGTGGAAGGATGAATATATAGAATATGAACAATTGGAGTTGACGGTCTAAGCGGAAGAAAGGTGGGTAGCTAATGCTCAGAAAAATATTGGAATCCATCACCAGTCCCGTGACCGACGAAGAATTCACGGAAACCCTTGACCTAACGACCACTGACATAAAAATAAACAACATTGCTTGGGATAGAAAGACAACCCTTCGCGACGTGGTTGAGATTGCGGTTAATTGCCACAATGCCCGTTTCAGGGAAATAAAAAGAGCGGCCTCATAAAAGCCGCCGAGAAATTATTTCACAGATATTATATCACATTGGAGGGGGATTTATGCAACCACTTTGTATATGCAGTCAGATTATGACATTCCCTCAAGGCGTGAACAAGTCTCATTGTAAAACGGAAGGCTGCGGAGTCCCATGGGAAAGAGAGCCGGACGGGTACTGGGCAGAGGGACTCACAAAGCGGATATTTACCCCAATTTTAAAGCGGAAATTGAATCATTATCAGAAGTATATGAAGTGGAGGGATCGAACATCAAGCAGGGCAAAAACCCAACGCGAACACAGAAGGACAAGCTCAAGGCGCTAAATCTTAATCCGCGGAACTGGCTGGTAGAAAGGGATCTGCCGGTGTGTCTGGTGATAGTGCATCGTATAACGGGAGAAGTGCGGAGGCTGGAAAGGAGTAGCGTATGAACTTAACACAAAGGCAAATCCAAATCCAGAGGCAGGAGCCCGAATCACTAAGCGACCTAGTCCTTGAGTTGGCAGACCTGTTTCTGGATTATCACCTTAGCAAGCCGGATGAAATAGCCAGAATTATGGGAATGTTGAGGAAATGGGATCCTTTTCCCGAGATAACCGGAGAAGTATTCCTGATGAATTTTATTGAAACAATCGAAGAAGATGCTGAAACACGTGGATATAGTTTGGAGGTAGATCATGGCAAAAGGTAGGTGTACCAACATTGAATATGCCGAAATGGAACGACTTTACAACCTTGTTTACACAGACAGGGAAATTGCAAAGATAATAGGCTGCTCAGTCCTGACCGTCCAAAACTGGCGAAAAATAGAGGATGCTGCGCCGAACAATACGTTGAAAAGGTGGATGGAAGAGCAGAAGGTAGGAGTGAAAGCATGATAACAATTAACAAATTGGAGATAGAAAACGTCAAACGTGTTAAAGCGGTAAAGATAGAACCATCGGCAACAGGACTGACAATCGTTGGCGGCAAGAATGATCAGGGTAAAACATCTGTTTTGGATAGCATTGCATGGGCTTTAGGCGGCGATAAATACAAACCGAGTCAACCGCAAAGGGATGGATCAGTCATTCCACCAAACTTGCATATCGTTATGAGCAATGGGCTGGTAGTTGAGCGCAAAGGCAAAAACAGCGACCTGAAGGTTATTGATCCGAATGGCAGAAAAGGCGGGCAACAGCTCCTGAATGAATTCGTCGAACAGTTAGCCTTAGACTTGCCAAAGTTTATTCAGTCAAGTTCAAAGGAAAAGGCTGACACACTCCTGCGAATAATAGGCGTGGGTGACAGGCTTTACGAGCTGGAACAACAGGAAAAAGAGACTTATAACAAGCGCAAGACCATAGGACAGATTGCAGACCAGAAAAAGAAGTTTGCTAAAGAAATGCCATATCACCCCGATGCACCTAAGGAGCCAGTTTCAGCTTCGGAGCTGATCGGACAGCAGCAGGATATACTGGCCAGGAATGGTGAGAATCAGCGCAAGAGAATCAATCTTGCCCAACTTCGGGCACAGCATAAAACTCTTAGTGATCAGATCAGCGACTTACAAGACCGCCTTGCGAGGTTGATCAAAGAACAGGACGAAGTATATGCCGACATAGAGACAGCACAGAAATCTGTTTTGGATCTGCACGATGAATCGACAGCTGAACTGGAAACTAATATTACTAACATCGAAGAGATCAACCGCAAAGTCCGGGCTAACCTAGACAAGGATAAAGCCGAACAGGATGCACAGGATTATGCAGACCAGTATAGCGGATTGACTGCTGACCTTGAGACTATCAGGCAATCCAAGACAGATCTCCTTAAAGGCGCTGACTTGCCGTTACCAGGGCTATCTGTTGTAGATGGCGAGTTAACCTATAACGATAAGAAATGGGACGGCATGAGCGGATCTGGGCAACTTAAAGTAGCAACAGCAATCGTGAGGAAGTTGAATCCGAATTGTGGCTTTGTCTTGATAGATAAACTTGAACAACTAGACTTAGACACCTTGCAGGAGTTTGGCAAATGGTTAGAGACAGAAGAGCTGCAGGCCATAGCTACCCGGGTAAGCACGGGGGAAGAGTGTTCTATAGTGATTTCCGATGGTTATGTAGTTGGCGAAGAAATTCCGACACAGGAAGCGCCACAATGGAAAGCGGGTGAGTTTTAAGAGTGGAAATATCAAGGGGAAAAATCGAAGGTGCTCAAAAGGTTTGCCTGTATGGTCCTGAAGGCATAGGAAAAAGTACCTTTGCGAGCATGTTCCCGAATCCTATTTTTATAGATACCGAAGGCAGTACCAAAAAACTTGATGTGGCACGGACTAAACCGAATCCTTCAAGTTGGACTATGTTGTTAGAACAGGTCAAGTATTTCCGGGCTAATCCGAAAGAGTGTGACACGTTGATAATTGATACCGCTGATTGGGCCGAAAGATTATGCAAAGAAGAGCTTCTTTCAAAAGCTCAAAAGGATAGCTTATCAAAATTCAGTCATGGCCAAGGTTATGTAATATTATTTGAAGAATTCGGCAGGCTCTTAAATCTGTTAGAAGAGTTAGTCGAAAAGGGCATAAATGTTGTAATTACTGCTCATGCCACAATGAGAAAATTCGAACAACCTGACGAAATGGGCGGATACGACAGATGGGAACTTAAACTTGAAAAGAAAACTGCTCCATTAATTAAAGAATGGTCCGATATTATTCTATTTGCGAACTATAAAACATTTGCCGTAAAGGGTCAGGATGAACGTAAGAACAAAGTTCAGGGCGGTAAACGTGTCATGTATACGAGCCATCATCCCTGCTGGGATGCCAAGAATCGGCATGGATTGCCCGACGAATTACCGTTTGACTACAAGGCCATTGAGCATTGCATACCAGCCCGAACAGGCAAGCCGGAGACTAAGCCAATAGAGACAGATTCACCATTTCTTGACGATGATCCGGCGCTGAAAGAGCAGGCGCCTAAAGAGCAGTCAGCACCTGAGCCGCCAAAGAATCCACCACAGGCTGAGCCGCCGAAAGAAAAGCCACAGGATTTGCAGGGCATTCCTAAGCCGCTGGCTGATTTAATGAGCACTAACAGTGTAACAGTCGAAGAAATACAGTGGGCTGTCTCATCCAAGGGTTATTATCCAAAGAACACGCCTATTGAAAATTATGATCCGCAATTTATTACTGGTGTGCTTGTGGGAGCATGGGTGCAGGTATTCAAGATGATTCAGGATTACAGAAATGATGTGCCGTATTGACAAAGATAATTCAGGTCTGGTTTTACTCCGGACAGAAACGAGTCTTTGAGGGTATTACCGAAATGGCTGTAATAAATAAGAGTCAGTTAAAAATGACTGACAATACGGGCAGAGATATCTTACTAAACTGGAACAATATTAACTTTATCGAATGTCAGGATTTAGGGGAGGTAAATAAATGAGCACAGGGCATGAACTTGATTGGGATGGACAGATAGAAAACGATTCACCGGATTTTGTGACGTTACCTGATGGCGATTATGACTTTGAAGTTATTGAGTTTGAGCGGGGCAGACATAACGGCAGTGATAAGCTGCCGCCATGCAATAAGGCAATAGTCCATATTAAGGTACAGGGTGCCGAGGGCATGACGATTATTAAGCATCAACTTTTCCTGCATAGTATTACTGAGGGCATGCTCTGCGCTTTCTTTACCGGAATTGGGCAAAGGAAGAAAGGTGAAAAGGTAACAATGGATTGGGGTAAGGTAGTCGGATCGCAGGGCAGGGCAAAGGTCGGAATCCATTCATGGGTAGGTGATAAAGGGGACACTCTTACCAAGAATGAAATCAAGAAATTCTATGAACCGGCAGATGGTCCAGCAGATCCGAAAAAAGGATTTGAAGCAGGGAAGTTTTAGCCATGGAATTAAGGCCGTATCAACAAAGTGCAAAAGAAGCAATACTGGTAGAGTGGCAGAAAGGGATACAGAAAACCCTGCTGGTATTGCCAACAGGGACAGGCAAAACAATAGTTTTTTCCAAGCTGATTGAAGATTGCGTCCGGGATGGTGAGCGAGTCTTGGTGCTTGCTCACCGGGGAGAATTGCTTGATCAGGCAGCAGATAAACTATCCAAGTCTACGGGGCTGGGATGTGCCACAGAGAAGGCAGAGGAAACTTGTTTAGATAGTTGGTACCGGGTAGTCGTGGGATCTGTTCAGACATTAATGAGAGAGAAAAGGCTAAATCAATTTCCAGATGATTATTTCAATTCCATCATAGTGGATGAAGCCCACCATTGCATATCAGATAGCTATCAACGGGTATTAGGCCACTTTGACAAGGCTAAAGTGCTGGGGGTAACAGCTACACCAGATCGTGGAGATATGCGGAACCTGGGCCAATATTTTGAATCACTGGCCTATGAATATACTCTGCCTAAGGCCATCAAAGAGGGATTCCTCACACCAATAAAAGCACTGACAATCCCGCTAAAGCTGGACCTGACAGGAGTCAGTCAGCAAGCCGGAGATTTCAAAGCTGCTGACCTGGGGAGTGCCTTAGATCCTTATTTGTACCAGATTGCTGACGAAATGGCGCAACATTGCCAGGGAAGAAAAACAGTCGTATTTCTGCCACTCATTAAGACCAGCCAAAAGTTCCGGGACATCTTAGAATCTAAGGGATTCAGAGCGGCAGAGGTAAACGGCGAGAGTGACGATAGGGCCAAGGTTTTAGCAGATTTTGAGGCTGGGGAATATGACGTTTTATGCAATTCGATGTTACTAACT